CCTTTGTGCGTGCGCGGATTCGGATCTGGCTCGGCTTCCTCTGGCGTTTCCGGGTCCGTGAGCGGCGTCACGACAGCTTCAGGCAGTGATGGCGGCTCTGGCTCTGGTGCCTGCTTAGGCACGTCCACGGCATCGCTTCCACGCCACCGCGCTTCTTCGTCAGCCGATGCCACGGTCTGTAAAATCCCGCCGACGCGAATCACCTTGGGGTATTCCTGCATCAGACCAACACCTTGGGCTTGTTCGGTCCACGCCGACGACGCACCGGCGTTTCCGGCACGGAGGGCAGATGCTTCGCGCCATGCTCGGCTTCGGCCTGCCGTACTTCTGCCGCTGCCTTCTCGGAGACGCGCCCGTGCGCGATCTCCCAGTTCCGTTCGGCGGCGAGTTTCCCATGCTCGGTGTGTTCCCGGTCAGCGGCCTCGAGCGCGAGTTCCTGCGTGAGACAGAAACCGCGCGACTGCATGTTCCGCTGTTCGTCCTCGTTCTGCACCGTGCAGTGCTCCCCGTCACGCCCCTTGAACAGCATCTTCGGGAACTCCCGGTAGACGTAGGGTTTACCCGGAGGGCCGAAGCGCGTATACAGGGCTTCGTGCTTCCGCATCTCCTCCGCGTAGGGCGTGCCTTCAGGAATGACGATGGACGAGGAATGACCGAGCATGGGATCTCCTTCGTTACGTGATGGTGACGCCGGTCGTGCTGATCACGTTGTAGACGCCGTTCTGCGCCTGGAGCGTGATCGACGCGCCGATGAACGCCGCGAACGTGCCCGTCGTGTGCGGCGACCCGCTCACCGCATCCGCCAGAAGCGTCGTGGCCGTGATGACATGCGCCGCCGCCGTGAGGGACGTAAAGACGAGCGTCAGCCCATCCTGCGCCTTGGACGGCGCGACCAAGACGATGGCTGCGGCCGTCGCCTTCGTGATCGGGAAGTTGCGGGCCTGGTTGCCCCAGCCTGCAATCTCCGCCGACGTGAAGGTGATGCTTTCGCCAATCGTCTGCATCCCCGGCTGATACGGGGGCATTGAGGTGACGTTGCCGGCGGACGGGTCGGCAAAGTCCGATCCGAGCGAGGACACTTCCACCTTAGCCAGCACGTCATGCGCTTCCGCCGCCGTGCCGTTGTAGCCGCGCATCGCCAGCTTGATCACGCCCGCGACCGGCTGCTGAACCGCCAGCATGTATTCGCGGTCGCATCGCACGATGTAACCGGGGGTGACGGGCTGACCACCTGAGGTCGGAAATCCCGACCCGCTGGCTACCGTCATCGTGTTCGCGTCTGCCGTGAGGTCAGCCGCCAGAGCCGTTGCTGTAATCGCCATGTTCTGATGCTCCTTTAGCTGTAGGCCACGAGGCCGAAATACGGCAGGACCGGCGCGGCCCCGACGATCATGTCCATCCGGCGCGGCAACTGGTCCGTCTGGATGTTGTACTGGTCTACGTAGCGGATGCTCACCTTATCGGTCTTCGCTCCCGGTGTGCGGCCCGCGACCGCGCCCGCGAGTTTGACCGGAAGGTCCGCCGAGACGAACGCGAACGCTTCCGTGTTGGCGATGAGGTTGATCTTCGTGCTCGTCGCCGTCATTGTCGCGCCGACCGTGCCCGTCGCCCCCTTGAACGAGAGCGCCGCGCCGTTCGCGGGTAGGGCGTTGACCGTCTGGAGCTGCGAGTTGGTGTCCGCGATGATCGACGGGCTGATTGTCAGGGTCGCCGTGCTCGTGCCGGAGACATCCGCCGTCACCACGAAGTCCTGCAAGATGCCCGTGTTGACGTAACTGATCGGGTTGACGCCGTAGACATCCGCAATCGTGAAGCGGTCGCCTTCCTTGAACGCATACGTGCCTAAGCCGCTGATGAGTAGAGACGATCCGGTCTGGTTCGCACCGCTGACGACAGGCGTAGACGCCGTGAAGCTGCCAGTGGTGAACGAGGGCATATTCGAGTCCCACGCCCACTCTGAGACGCCGAACGCGCCGAAACCGAAAAAACCCTTCGTGAAGATGCGCGAAATCGTCGCGGTCGGGTTGAACTGCGTCATGTTCGTCGAAGTCAGCGAGGACTTCTGACGCGGCTCGACGATGGCGAGGTAGTCTTCCGGCGCACCGAAGGCGTTGAGCTTGGCCACGCCATCCGTCCACACGTCGTTGGACGTGATTCGCGTGCCCGGCGTGCCGATGTTGAAGTAGACGGCCTTGTAGACCGACTCCACGAAGAAGTTATCGGCCTTGTTCGAGAGCGCCTGACCAGCCGGCTTGTCATAGCGGGTCTGGACTTCCTCAATCGCCAACGCATCGTCGGCCGAGGACCAGCCCATCGCCACCTGAAGCTGTTTGGTGAGCGAAATCGGCACGGTCTGGTTCAGGATGGGCTGCTGTTGGAGCGCCTGCCCTTCCTTGACGCGCCACCGCTGCGGGATGCGCTGCTGAACCGTGTAGCCGAGTTGTGCGCCGTCTGGCTTGTCTTTCCACTCGTCGCCGTACGTGTTTTCAGCGAGCTTCAACGCTTTGATGTTGTTGTCGTAGAACATCGCCACGTCGGTGCTCACCCAACTGGGGGTGATGATCGTGTTCATCGGTCGGACCTATCCGACCGCTCTGTCGGAGCCGCCTACTTGGGGCCGAAGTGTTTGCGGTGTTCCGCAATGCTCCCGGCCTGATCGGGCGGTTCGTCAGCGGTCTTGATTGGCCCAGTCCGCACCGGATTCGGCGGCTTAGGCGGGGTATACGGTCGGGCGGGGGCGACCGATCCGGTCGAGACGGCCTGCCCCTGCGAAAGTGCCTGCGTCAGTCGGCGTTGCAATACAGCAACGTTCGTATCGGTAATCGGCTTGTCGTGCGTCTCAAAGACCAACTCATCGAGCAAGTCCGGATGCTGCGCGAGATGATACACAAACTCCGGGCCTTTGTCACTGACCGTGACGACTTTCACCAGGAGCGGCCCGATATTCTTCGTCGCAATCTTCCCCACGACCTGATCGAAATCAGGCTTGGACTGCGCGAAGGCTTCTACACGTTCATGCGCTTGTGAGGTTTCCTGCTGATACCGCTGTTCGGCTTCCGCCGTGCGCTGCTGCTGGGTCGCCTCGAACCGATCGCGCTTGGCTTCCCACTTGATCTGCGCCTTCGTCCACGCCTTGTACGGGTCAGGGTCGTTGGCAAAGTCCTCAATCTCTGGTTCCTTGTCCGCGAACTCGCTCGTGGCTGAAGTGTCACGTAGAACAGGCGCGGCAGTCGTCTCTGTCTTGGCCGGCGCTGGTGCTTCAAGCGCCTTCAACGCCGCTAACTGACGCCGGAGCGTCTTGACGCGAGGACTCGCCTTAGCATCCGGGTCTTTATCGGCTAACCGCTGCTCGGCTTCCCGTAGTTCCTTGGTGAGCTTGTTGATTTCCTGGACATCTTCCGGCGTGGCCCGCTGCGTTGACGCGCGGTGTCGCGCATCTGGCGGCTTGTTGGCAAACTGGCCCGTATTCGCCGGGGTCTTAGGAATCTCGGCATCCTCAGATTCGGCGCGGTCAGGCGAGAACTGCGAGGCATGGTCCGCGATGGATACGGCCGGTTCTGGCGTTTCCGTGATCGTTTCAGGCGTCTCGGTCAGCGGGGCGGATTCGGGGGTGTCGGCAGTCTGAAGAGTCATAGTCGGCGTCTCCGAAGAAACGGGGTTATTCGGCACTCGGTTCCGGTTGCAGCGCAGCGGCTTGCTGCTGCTGTTCTAAGTTCTGTTCATGACCCATTACACCCTGTTCAATCGCGTGCTGCTGGCCCTGTTCGGCTTGCTCAAGCGCCTGCGCGTGTTCCTGGGCGGCCAGTTCGCGCTGATGCTGACGGTCTAACTCAGACTCGGTGCCTTCGTGCAACTGCACCCCAAGGCGTTCGCGTTCCTCAAGGAACAGCGAGAGCCGATCGACCTTCGCACCGAGTTCCGCCACGGCCAGCTTCGTCTCATTGTCCGCCCTAGTCCGCGCGTCGTCGCCCATCTGCTTGATTTGCGTGCGCTTGGTTTCCTCGGACTCCTGAATCTTGACCTTCTCGATGTCGGACTTGTTCTTGTCCGCCAGCGGCATCACTTCCGCCAACTGCTGCTCAAGCACGGCGATCTTCTGCATCGCTTCGGGCGGTAACGGTGAATCGCCACTGAGCAACTGCTGAATCGGCGGGGCCAGCATCAGGCGATAGCGTTCTTCAATCTGCGCGTGTTCCGGCACATCGAGGTACTTCCAGAGCATGTCGCCAATGATCGCCATCTGCGTCGGGTCAGACCCTATGAGTTCCCCAAGGAACTGCACAATCTGCTGACGCCTGGTATCAATCGACTTGCTGATCTTCACCGCGACGTTGAAATTGGCATCCGGCGTGAGCTTGTAGAGCTTGGCATTCGGTGGAAGCGGCATCCCCTGTTGCCAGCCTTGCACCGGAACGGGCTTCTTCTGCCGGCCTTGTCCTTCAAGCGTAAACGGCTGGCCCAGGATGATGGACTCGACATCCCCTTGACCGTTGACGATCTTGAGCATCCGACCTT